ATGCGCGTGGGTTCAGCGCCCTATCGGGTAGCATTGGACCCATGCGTGTCACGAATAGCTCTCTAAAAGAGCGGACTTTATTAAGTCCGAATACATGTATTAGCCATTCGAGTGAACGTGATATCTGGGCAGATTTGCCCACTGCCACGTTCTTCAGATCGCGGGCCCGATCGCTAGGTCGAAACCCGCGCTCCAATAAACGTACCTTGAGCCCATCTATTAATGGGCTTAAAGGATACGTACTTACGTCGTTCAATTGTGAGAATTTTACCTTATTAGGTAAGTTCTTCACATAGATAAGCCTTTCGGTATATCTAACGACGAATTGTGACAGTGCATGTTTATCCCTATTGGGTATAGACCCGCACTGTTCATGGATCGATGTGATCATCATTAGATAATCAATCGGTCCAATTGCGATGTGGTCATCCCCTCCGATATGGAAGGCATGCCACACAGGAGTTGGGTATGGACCACAGTCCAGAGCCAACTTCAGATACACTCTTATGGCCATAGCCTCAACCGTTAGGTTTAAGAGTGTTAATATGGGCTTAGCCAAAGGCTCGCCCATAAATATCCCGCATGAGGCCTCGATAGAGGAGTCATCGGGAAAGAGTATGAACCTTGGTCTAATAAGGCCAAGAGTCATACGAATATATGGGTTCGTCTGATATATCGGACGCCCCCAATATCCCTGCATGAAGCCCTTGACTATAGTCAATGCGACATCATGCCTGATTGTATTGGTAGCCTCCTTTAGGTCGCTACTCAATACAAACATACCAGGGCTCATTGTTGCTCTACAGAGCACCTTGAGCGACTGCCAGCACTGGTCTTCCTTTAAAAAGGTAGACCAGCAAGCCGGATGCCACCTGAGCATATCCGCTAGGATATGCGCAAGTGGAGCTTCTAACGATTGAACCCAATAGGGTGCAATCGTTATCCATCGTGCCTTATTGCCGTTCTCTCGAACGCAATTAGCACGAATGACAAGCGGACCGGTATTCCGTTCCGCTTCCTGTTGACAAAGCCACAATAGTTGCTTGCCAACAGTTTGATCAAGGCCCCAATATCTTTGATATTGTTCCTTGATTGAATCACGTGGCTGCATGAAACTATGTTTCATGCAGTCAGTGATATCGGGGGGCCGACGATAGGCTACCGCCCAAATCGGCGCACCCTCAACAAGGACTGGTTGCTCCGTAAAAACGGTGCTAATCAGCCCAGTATCTGCAGGTAGGCAGTCAAGACTCTTGAGTGCCTGCATGCATGCGGCCGCATTACCACCTGCTTCGCAGGTGTTATCGACCTCAGCGGAGTCGGTCACAC